ATATTATATTAAAAAAATTCTAGACTATCCTTTAAGATTCATGGAATCTTTTGGAAGTTGGATGCATGTATACGCATGGAACAAACGATGGAGAAACAGAACGAAAGGAACAGGTTATGCTAAGAAACCAAAAGTATACTAAGAATCCTACTATACAATATATAGCAGGACTATTTGATGGGGAAGGATGTATTACGACAAGTGTCGTTAAGAAATACAATCCCGTTATGAAAAAGAGATACCCATGTAAAACAATTAGAATGGAGATATCTAATACAGACTTTGGTCTATTAAGAATATGTAAGAAACATTTTAAGGAAGGACATATTGTTAATATTAAACCAAGGAAACGAGGATACTTACCTCAACAAAGATGGCAGTTAACCCACAGACAAGTGGAAAAAGTTTTAAAAAAACTATTGCCTTATCTACACAATAAAGCGAAAATAAAAAAAGCGAGAGAGGTGCTAAAACATTATGAAAAGAAAAACTAAAAAGAAATATCCTGATAGAGCTATAACTGGAAAGGAATGGATTGAAGGATATAAACAATGGTTAAAACAAAATAAGGAAGCGATACTGACTAAAGTTGAAGATGAAATAGAGAAGGAGTTAAAGAAACATGGATAAGAAACAGAAACAAGGAGTACCCTATGTTTTTTACAATTGGGGACCATGTTTAATTAGAATAAAGATCTCAGAAAATTTTCAAAAAAAATTATTGAAAGAGGCTTGGGCGAGTCGTAAGGAAGCATCGCTCGCTATGAATAAGAAGTTAGCGGGAATCATCAAAGAAGAATATTCTTATAGGAATCATGGAATGTTTATTCCAGAGTTTAGAGATATCTTTGATCTCTATCACCACGCTTATAAGAACTATAAACGAACTCCTGCGACGGAGAAAGATGTTCCACCTAAATATCTATTAAGATCCTTATGGTGTAACTTCCAAGGGCCTAATGAATTCAATCCACCTCACGATCACTCGGATGCATTATCTTTTGTTATTTATTTACAAATACCTGATGAACTAAAACAAGAAAACAAATCTTATATTGGTAAATCAGCTGGACCAGGTGGAATTCAATTCTTATATGGACCAGGTTCTGATCGGAAGTATATAACTTATCAGTCACACTTTCCTGAAGAAAGAGATATGTTTATCTTTCCAGCTTCACTGGCTCACTATGTTGCGCCGTTTAGATCGGATTGTACTCGTATCTCTGTGTCGGGAAATATAGCTGACTCAGTCCCTCTTAACACACTGCCGAAAGACGTAGCTTTTGAACAAGCTAAGGACCAAGACGCAGATCAACCGAAAGTTAAAGATGGATCCAAGAGATAAGTTGTTAAGTATTATTGCCATGTCGTTTACGATCATGATTGCGCTTAGTATTATTATGATTCTAACGGGATGCGCTGAACCCATACAAGCTACAGGAGGTGTAAGAGTATGAGTAAGAAGTATAAATATAAATTAAAAAAATCTGAATATATCGTACTAGCGGAGTGTATCTCTTCTGACCAGGTACCGGCTGAAGATATAGTAGAATATTTTAAAGATAAAAAATTTAAAAAATTTTATGAAGAAGAATATATTAATCCCTATGCTAGACCTGAAGAAGAAGATTTACCAACTCTACATTGATAATAGGCCTACTCTCCTTAGAACTTTAGTCTATACGATAGGTCATTTTTGTATCGCGGCTGGAGTTATAATGGTTGTGGCTGATGTAACGATTTATGAGGCTATGACGGACGCGGTTGTTGAACCTTTACTTAATGCGTGTTGGTACTTTTGTTTAGATAAGTGGTGGGCGTCGAAGTCTGATCCGGGAGCCGAGGCTCGGGAATGAAGAAGAACGCGAAATATAACTATCTCACCGGAACACGCGCCACGGACCATGGATCACGGATCTATGATATAAATGGCGAAAAGTTACCAAGTGTTACAACTATTCTAAGTAAGACTCATCCACCAGAAAAAGCCCAGAAGCTAGCTGAATGGAGGGCCAGAAAGGGCGACGCAGAAGCAGATAAGATTATGAATCTATCGAGTCTCAGAGGTACATCAATGCATAAATTCATTGAAGCTTATGTAGAACAGAAGGGTTATGAGGATTTAACTGACATTGGACAAGAGGCAAAACCTATGGCTCAGAAGGTCATAGAGCTTGGTTTAGCGCCTGTAAGTGAATGGTATGGCTCAGAGGTCACATTATTCTATCCTGGCCTATATGCTGGGGCTACAGACCTTGTATGCCTACACAATGACATGGAGACTATTGTAGACTTTAAGCAATCTAATAAACCTAAGAGAAGAGAATGGATTGATGACTACTTCTTACAGACGGCAGCATACGCTATGGCGCATGACCATGTATATGGCAGCAAGATTAGACAGGCCGTTGTAATGATATGCACTCCAGACCTATATTACCATGAATTTAAGATACAGGATGATGAGCTCAGAGAGTGGAAGCACCGATTTTTAGTGAGATTAAATATGTTTTATAAGATGAGGCCAAATTGAGTCTAGATTGTGGCAATAATGTGGCTAGACACTTGGACATAGTAGCAAAACTCATGAAAAAAGTTTTTGAAAAAAAATTTTTGAAAACGTCTGTAAAATGTCCAAATGAGCTAAAAGTGTTGGTATTACTAGCTAAAGTGTGGACATTTTACGAAAATGTAAAATGTCTAAAATGTCCAAAGTCAATAAAATCAACACTTCTAGAGCATCAATTGGACACTTTACGGACATTTTATAAAATGGTCAAAAAAGTCAATAAAGACGTCAAGTTAATCGCTCGTACGCGCGTAAAAGGGTTTTTGGAAACCTATTTTGTGAGATTTGGTACTATATGAGATTTCCGTGGTACATCCGAATGACAATTTTATTATGCGTGGGAGCTTTTGTGCCTATCCTTATTCACCATATCGTGTATAAGTTATGGGACGTGAGTGTTCTAAGGGCAGCAGAAATAACTTTTATACTATGCATTCCAGTTGCCTACTGGATGGCTACAAAGATTAATGAGAGATGGCATGATGACAGGGAAGAATAAATATAAACATGTAAGAGTGACGTGGTGGGATCCGTGTCAATCTAATGAAGCGTGGGTACCAGAGGAAGAGATTTTAGAACATGATGTAGCAACTTGTGTTGATGTTGGGTATATCTACAAGAAAACTAAATCTAAGTTGTGGTTATTTACTTCTTACTCAACAGATAGTAAAGGTTTGGAGGTAGGTGGTTTGCAATGTATTCCTACTGGGTGTATAAAGAAAATAGAGGTAATGAAATGAAGAAGATGGCTTTTGTAACATTAAAAACAGTACTTGCAGTTATATTACTTTCTGCATGTTTAGTATTATTAAATAGTTGTTCTTATTCTGTTAAGGTCGGGAAGAAGTGTACTCCTGGGTCTACAGAGTGGAGTTATTTATGGTTTGTTAAAGGAGAGTCTGACTTATCTAAAGATAATTGTTCTTGATCTTTGTCGGGCGTAACATTTATTATTTGTGAATAATCATCGAGTATTTTTTTCATTTTTTGTTCTAACTCTTGTTCTGATAGGTCCTCTAATAATTTCCCTGTTTTTATTATTTTTCGGTCTATATATAATCCTGCTGCTTTTCCTCGATTTGTTTCAGCGTTTACAGCAGCTGAAAAAGAATTTTTCTTCAAAGCAAGTTCTTTTATCCGAGCCAGTTCAGCAACGTGAGTGGCGTGAGTAACTTCATGCTTCTTAAGTCTCTCTTCTCTTAATTCTCCTAAGTATTTTGCCACAAGTGGGTTTAACTTTGGATTAGTTAGTTCAGATCCTTCTTGCCTACATCTCTTTTCAGAATATCCAGCAAGTTTTGCTGCCTCTGTTTTAGTTAAAGGTCCATCAGGTCCACCGAATACTAATAACTCGGCGAATCTCTTTTGCATTTCTGTTAATCGTTTAGGTAATCCCATAATTTTATAGGGACAGAGCAAGGCTACTTTGTGATTTCTCTTGATATCCCAGTATTGACAATTTAGAGTAACTATCCTATATTGTCAATATATGAAAGGGATGAAAATATGACTGATTTTGAAAAAGATTTAGAACATCATAATGATAAAGGTCCAAACGATCTAGAGAGACAAATAGCTGATTTAAAAGCAAGACTCACTCAGCTGACAGGCATTGAGAAAATGCATAAAGATTTAAATGGTATGCTCAGACAAGAAGTATACGATCTTAAAATGAAAGTGCATGGGCAAGTCAAGCTAGAGAATCAGATTGAAGGACAGAAGAGAATCATTGAAGAGTTGAGTCTAGACAATCAGAGACTTAGCAAACAAATTGATGATTATGTTAGCAAGCTTAGAAAGAACGGAGTAATATGAGAGTTCAAGACATGCAACAATTCCTCAGTTCTTTTTCTGAGGGATCAGACGCAGTTAAGAATGCTGTTATCTATGTAGAGAAAGATGGGAAGTTACATGCGGTAAGACGTATGGAAGTACATGAAAATGCTGTGCCTATTGTAGGACAGCCAGGACATTCAGCTCATAGATTAGTAATAAAAACTGAGAAACCATCATCACTTATACTGCCAGAAAAGCTCCAACAAGACTACTAAGTAACTCTAAAAAAGTTATGGGTCCAGAAAGAAAATTATACCAAGATTTTAAAAAGAAAGCTCCTCAACTTATATTAAATAGAATAGAAAATTTAAGCCTTATTGGTATGCCGGATGTGTTGGGCTACAATAAAAATAATCATTTCTTCACCATTGAGTTTAAGGTTACCAAAGGGAAAAAAATCAGATTTTCACCCCATCAAATTGCATGGCATAAGACTCATCCTGAGAATACTTTCATCTTACTTCGGACCCTCGGTCCGAGGTCCGAGAAACCTTTTTCGGACTTCTTGTACCGTGGTTCAAGAATCACGGAGCTTGTTGCTTGCGGCTTGTCGCTTGAGGCTTGCTGCTTGGGGCTCGACTCCTCGATTAATCTTCTCGAGTCGCTTGGTGCTTGACGCTTGGCGCTTGTGGCTTGTTGCTTGAAGCTCGGTTCACGAACCTCTCACTATTCTCTGCGTTTAAATTGTCCGCCGAACCGGTTTCCCGGTTCGGGGTTCCACTAACAGGAACTTTGTTGCGCGCTGCGCGAAGCTTACGATAGTAGGAAGGGTGATGCCAGGTCATGAGCAGCTGTACATCTCCTCACAATAGTCATTCAGGCCAAGGTTGTCCGCGTAAGGTACAATTACTTTGTCACAACCCCACCAGCCTTTAACCTGATCTCTCCAAGTGTCGACCCATATGACAGGACCACCACCTGCAACCATGAGTTCTGCACCCATGTATTCTTTATCCCTGTCGATGAGGTAGCGTATATCATATACATCCTCCATCCAGGCGCTGGCTGTTTTGCTATCTTTTCCTTCAGGGTTACCTGCAGATATGTCTTCTGCAATGCTTTTACACATTCGTCTCAGCTGCTCTTCACAGGTCTCCCTTCGTCCTTCTTTATCTCTCTTAGTTATTATTCTCTCTTTTATTACTTGCATTGTTTTCTTTCTGTTAGTTTTTGTCGTTGTGCCCTGGCAGGTCCGGAGCTAGTCGGGTCCATCACCTGCGAAAGGCATCTTACTTTAGTAAAAGATTGTGGCCGTTTCGTGGCGCTTGCTGCTTGGTGCTTGTTGCTTGTAGCCTGTGGGCCCACCCTCCCACCCTGCTTCGTGGTCCTTGGTGCTTGGAGCTTGGTGCTTGAAGCTTTCTTCTTAATCCAATACCCGGCATCCATACGTAGTGTCTTCTGTGCAGCCAGTTCTTTAAATGTTAATGTTGTCCATTTCATATTTCTTATAATATTCTTGGTTTTAAACCAATATACTTATTTATTTCTAACTGCACTTCTGGATTGTCTTTCATGTCTTTCTTGCCTGGTATCCAGACATCATCGATTCTTTGTAAATAATCTGTGTCATGATTAAATACATCTACATCAGTATCCTGTGGTGCTTTTTTTAATATTTTTATTAGTTCTTTAACTTTCATAATTTTTTACTTTCCGGTCAAGCACGCGCATTTTATCTGGGCGTGCACCAGCAAGGTTGCGAACCTACCCACTTGACCCCAGATCCGTTGGCAAGGATGCATCCTCGCTGGCCCGCGTGTGGGCATAAGTCCAACGGATCAGGGCTCAAGTTTGACCCCAGACCTTGCTACCAGTTTGCAAACCGTATCGTACACAAATAACAAGGTCAGGGCTCAAGTGTGCATTTCAAGTGAGGGGAAATACACAAAAACCTAGAATTCATTTTAAGGGCTTGAACTCCGAACTTACCCAGTCAATTGCTTGACCCCAAGTCCCAGCCCACTAAATTAGGGCGCCTAGCTTTCCAGCTGGGACCAGGGCTCAAGGTAAGTTTGCTCAATAGCCCATACACTTCCAGCCCTGTTTGGCCGAGTGAGACGCCGATTATGCATCCTCGTACGCTTTCCACTCACTTGACCCCAGATACGCGGTGCACACTCCCTTCCATCCCACTCTAATAGCTTACGCTCTTCAAGTTAGGACTTGGTTGTTCTTGTCGCGTATCAGGGCTCAAGTGTCCAGTATTATTCCCAAGGACACATAAACAAGAAACCAATATGGACTAATATTAACATAATAATCCAAAATGAATAACTCATTCTTCAACCCCACAATTGATACAAGCAACCTGTGGCTTTGCCCATTCATCATGGTGAGTGAACTCACTACAAATTGGGCATATGTAATTATTTTCTTTCATGCAGGTAATATAATACTTGACTTATACTTTGTCAAGCAGTATATAGGATTAATTATTAACACTAACAGAAAGAGATAAAATGAGTGGAAATATGCCAAAGTACAAAGTGGAACATTATGAGAGAAAAATAAGACGACACTTTGACCCTCTAATAGAGGAACAAGAACTTTTAGTTAAGCAGTTTAAAACTGACGCAACTAAAAGAATAGTTGAAAAGCTGTCTAAAAAAATGGGCGCAGATAAAATCTTGAGTGCATTTAGGAAGGCAGAAGATATGATGAAGAAGGCGAGACAAGACGCAACAACCTTCTTTAAAAAGAAAGTCAAGCAAGACGATAAGAAAACTCTTACTTATAACGTAAGAAATAGTGATGAGATATCTTACAAGGATTGTGAAGAACAACTGCAAGAGTGGGCTAAAGAACTGGTTGATAGAGAAATCAGAAAGAGACCAGAAGGCGAAATGCTCAAACAACTAGAAGATGTAAAGCAGAAGTCTATGGATATCGTGTATGAAAATGGCGACGACCTAGCTATTGCTAAAGCATTAAATAATTGCACGCAGAAAATAGGTATTGCGTGGACTATTGATACTTCTAAAATAAAACAAATAGCAAGTAAATAAAGACTTGACATTACTGGGTGTATCCTATATACTCCCAGTAATAACACTAACAGAAAGATATAAAATGGAACTAGAAAAAACAATAGACTCACTAATTAAGAAAACTAAATTGATAGCACTTCTTGAAATGAAGAATAAAATTCAGGAAGAGATAGATAAAATAGAGGAGGAGAAAGAAGATGAAACAATTCCCTTTTAAAAATGGTACGTTATTTATGATAACGTATTGCCCTCAAACTATTGGTGGCGAAGTTAATCATGAACTCAAGCACATTACTAGACGTGGTAAGTGGGATAATGGTTGCAGAATAACTAAAGGTTTTATTCTTTATTATGATAGAGATAGAGGCAATTACAGATACGCAAGCAATAAGCTCGCGCCAGTTTGTATTTCTCTCGCTTTAAATAACCAAGAACAAAGAGTATTAAACTAATGGAAGTTTGGGAGATGGTGATGGGCTTTGTGTTTGGCTTAATTATTATTTACTATTACACTTGACAGAAGGCAGGTGATAGGATACTATAGGACTATGAACACTAACAGAAAGAAAACAATGGACAACAACGACTACACAAGACGAAATAGATTCACAGGTGAATCTATTGAACTAACAAAAGAAGAGGCAAAGAAACACGACGAGATATTCTTTCACGAGGCATTGGCAACGCTGGAAGACAAGACACTAGGCACAGGTGTAAGTAAACATTGGCAGGAGATGAGAGATAGATTAGATTGGTTTATGAAACACAATGCGAAAGCGTACATGGTGCTACTAGATTAATAGTTGTATGCAGTAATTGCATCAACCATAAGTTGTGCGCCGCTGCGCGGCGCGCATCTCACGCTCCCCGCTCCGCGGGGCGCGTAGCGTTTACCCCGAATCACCGATCAAAGTAGGACCCAAATTGGATTCAATGCTTGATGCTCGCGGGCCCACCCACCCACCTTTTTTTAAAAAGGGGTCCCACTGCTTTTCCCTTTAAGCCTTGATTCAGAGGGTTATAGGTGTTAAAAACATTTTGAAATAGGTACCATGGACTTAAATAAGGTAAATATAGAAAAATTACCTGCAGATGTCAGAAGAACCTTTAAAAGACTTCGTTTACTCCATGCACAAAAAAAGATACAGAACAAAGCTAAGAACGACTTCCTATCTTTTGTTAAATGTGTATGGCCTGAATTCATTGAAGGGTCCCATCACAGGCACATTGCAGAAAAATTTAATAAATTAGCTTCAGGCGAAATAAAACGTTTGATAGTGAATATGCCACCTAGGCATAC